AGTCTGATACTTCCGACAAGGAGTAGCGGTGCATTTCAAAAATATTACCATTCTCATCCACTAGAGCCACGTCTCTTAATTTATTCCCGTGCGCTCTTGAAGGAATTGCATATCTCTTTAGATCTTCTTCTAAAGGGATATCCACATAGTAAATGAGGTGTTCTTCGTGCATTCTTTGGATAAGTGTTACTAATCCAATGTTGACTTCTTCAGTGGCCATTCTGAGCAAATCTTCGTCAGTGAAGGTTTCTTGAGAATTAGGTATGAACGCACGGCGTTTAATACTGCGTATTAAATCGCCTGTCTTTAAAATGCTTGACATTTCTTAGCCTTTTAGGCTTTGCCTAGTTCTTTTTTTAGCAATTCAAACATTGCCATTTTTTCTTCATCAGACATTTCAGAAATTTCGTCCATAGCAGACATTTCAGGAGACTCTGATTCTTCTGATTCGCAAGCAGGACAACCCTTGCCTTTGCACATTTTACAAGAAGATTCATCTTCCATTTCTGATTCGCCATTCTGCTCTTTCTTAAGCTTCATTAGCTTTTCAGCCATAGAAAGACCTTTTTGAAGACCTTCTGGAGAGTCTGACATAACAGACACCTTTTTCATTCCTTTCTTGCCCATCATCTCTTTCATTGGAGAGTAGGAGTCGTTTGACATTTCTTTCTTCAATTCGTCCAGCATTGCAGCTCTGGCTTGTGTTTTCTTTTTCATAATCTATAGCTCCTTCTTTGCTATGTAATATAAGGGTGTTATATTTACTCGTCTAGTTTTGTAATAGTTAAGAAATCCACCTTTTTACGGAGTCTTACGATGCTATCGTACACTCCTAAATGGTTGACATATATCTTTTTTATATACTTATTCCTTACTCGATTGCAGGTAACTTCTACGGCAAAAGTTAAGTCCCCATCTAATACGATAGGGCTAGGAAACTCTGCTGCAGTTACTTCACACTTAAAGCTCCCATCTGGCAATGCAACACCGGGTTTTGTAGCCACTAGTGTTTCTGCCCAGTTAGAATCAGTAGAGATAGAGTATATTTTAAACGTGTAATTAGTTGATTGTACGATATCTCCAGTCTTTTCTAAATACGAAAGAACGTGTATACCGTCGAAATTATTCTGTGCAAACTTCGCCCATAGGTTTAATTGATAATCTTTGGGAGTTGTAGCCATGTGAGATTGAGTAAAAAGTACAGAGTTATAAGAACTACCCGGAGTAAGAACTATGTTTCTTCCTGTCCTCAATTTAAAAGGTTGGACATAATGATTATTAGTTAGCATCTTTATGCGTCTTGTTGCCATTATGCCACTCTCTTTAAGAACAAATTGGAACCAATTCTAATACTAACGTTATTGGCGTTTTCTGCCCTAATTTGAACAGCAACAGTTCCAGCAGTGGTTACTGTAACTACTCCAGTGCCTGTAATCAAAAAATCTGTATTAGCCGCTGATGCTGCTGTCGACGATACGTTAGTTGCCGTCGATAACTGATCATACTCGAAATTACTACCAATACCATTTGCTGATTGTGTAATGTTCCATTTTCCAAAAGTAGCACCTAATACAGCAGTTCCAGATCCCATTCTCAAACCCATACCTACTGCGGTAGCGGTTGACTGGCAAATTGCATAACAGTTAAAAATGTAAGTTCCAATAGGAATACTTTCAGTTGTTAGTTCTGTTACATTAGAGTAAGTTGCAGTATTCCAGTCATTAGATTCAAACTCATTAGAAACTAAAATAAATCTATTAAGAAACTCATTCAATCCATCTACAATTTCATCAGCAAATTCAATGCTTTGTAGCTTTTGTCTAAATCTTTGTCTAGCATCATTTGATATAGTAGACATTATTCACCTAAAGTTATCCCAACTGTACCGATTCTATTTTCACCAGCCGCTAAAATTGTTATTTTTACAACATAATGAGTTAAATCAAGAATTGCTGATGCACTTACAGGGGAGATTTGATAAAATCCATTTGCGTCTGGAGCAATTCCAGATTCAGTAATACCAATAGAATTACCATCTTTGTCATATATAGTATAACTAGCAACTCCTATAGCATCGACATACAATTCAGAATCTTTTGCTATCCATAAAGTCCCTTGTAATTGGTTAGATGCATTTATTGAAAACACAGCTCTAGGTTCATATTGATGTCCTACCGCAGGATGAACCACTGGAAGATTATAAGAAACTGACATTCCATCAATTGTTATTGTAACTTTAGCTGCATAAAAATTATTATCCAAATCTAAAACTGAAGAAACTGGAGTTATCTCAAAAAAACCTTCAGAATCAGCAATTATTCCAGATTCAGCCATGCTAGGAACTAAATTACCATTTTTGTCATATATAACATAGGAAGCTGTTCCAAGTCTAACAGAGCTTGTAACAACACCTTCACTATCAGTAACCCAAAAAGTAGAAATTAAATTATTTTGATCATCTATATTAAAAATACCGCTAATAACAGAATTAAATGCTCCTGTAATACCCGGTGAAATTTGATTAAAAAACAAAACATTGTTATCTCTATTTCCTACTGCATCTATAGCACGAACTCCCACATAGTAGTTTCCTGCTGGTTGAAGAAGAGAAGAGTCAGCTAAAGCGAATATGCTTGTTTGTAATTGAGTTGTTACTAGAGCAATGTTTGCGGTGCTAAATAATCCAGTAGAGGAAGATGCTTGAACATAAACCTCGTAACGAATTGGAGCAGATAGATCAGTTGCCGCAGACCACGAAGCTTGTAATTGACCAAGAGAGCCAATACTAAGACTGCTAATTCCAGAAAATACTGGAGGTGTTAAATCAATAATACAAGCTTGGGAGGTTGACTGTATTGTCCCACCTGTTACAAGTTGATTACCGAATGCTGTGCCGAGAGTTGTGCCTTGTACGACAGAACCCCCGGCAAACAATAAATTAGACATTAGCTATCCTTCAAGCTTGGACGTACATCTGTTCCCGGAGGACTTGTAAAAGTATATCTTACAAGCGTTCCAACTGTGTTAGGAATTGTACCTAGAGGTAACCAAGTAGTACCTCCATCTGTAGAGTATTGAAAATTACTTGGATCAGATGTAATAGTTTGATTTACTAAAATAGTTCCACTAAGATCAGAAGCTTGAAACCTTAAAGTAGAAGGAATTGAACTTGCGTAAGCTTGTTTTAAACGGAATCCAATACGAGTCGGAGAGCCAGATGAAGAGTCGTCATACGAATATTCCCAGTTATCAGAGAGTTCTTCGAGTGCATCATAGCCTACAATTAGATCAGAAACTTGAACGTGACTTGTTTTATCTGCCGAATGCGTTCTGAAGTCTAACTTAAACTGAATTTGAGTACCAGCTGGGATATTAAGTTCTTGATCTGCGTCTATAGAAATCCACCCACCAGAGATTGAACCAAATCCACTTAGTCGATATTCTACGTCAATTTCCCCTCCAGAAGTAACCAATTCTCTTTTAACGTCAACACATCTAAGAACAGCATTTTGTGGAAGAGTTAAAATTTTTGAAACTATATAACTGTGTTCAAATAAGGTATCCGAACGAACATCAGAAGCAAATACACCTCTTTGTCCCGTAGCTGAAGAAATAGCAAAAAGCCAGCCTGAATTGTTAGAGAAGTTTAAATAAGGTATTGCTGGACGCAGCTCATACGCTTCTCTTGACGCAGCTTCGTATATAGATACGCAAGTATCTCCAAAGATTGCAGTGAGTTTATTGTTTTCAACTTTTTTTAGCATAAAACGAAAAGCGTTCGTAGCTGCTTGTCCAAATTGAATAATAGCATGATCAAGAGCGTCTGACCATGAAGCTGAGATTACTAAAGGAGCGATGATTTGGTTAGGTGCTCCTAACATGTTTGATGTTGTCAATGACGGCCATGTAGTTGCGCCGGGTGTTAACTCGTCAAGTCTTCCGAGGTATAGGTTAGTTGATGTAGCAAAGAAAGCACACTTTTGTCCATTGAGGGCACCTCCATTTAGTGGAGCGTTTACTGGATTAGCAAGTGCGTCAACATCAGTTGTGGCAAGTAGTACGCCAGAAATAGCAGGAAGAATGCTGGTTTGATGTAGCCATTGTGAATCAGTGTAGCCAAATGCCCTACCAACAGTAACACCAGTAGCAGCAGTAGCAGTCGTAATACCAACACCCCCCTGAGTGGCAGATAATTCAAAATCATTGGCGGTTAAGTTACGAACAAAGTAAGTAGTATTTAAAGCAAACGCTGCTGGCAATGAACCAGACAAGAATTGCACTGGCTCGTTTTCGGTATAACCGTGGCTATTAATTTGAATTTTACCCGGAGCGCCAATTGTAATATTAGCAACTTGGGTTGAGTAGTTTGGAGAAATAGACGTATCACGAATGAAATATTGAGGGTTAGCAGCAGTACCTACGTGAGTGTAGAGTTTATTAGCATCTACATCAATAATTGCACCAAAGACATCAATTTCTTGATTTAAAGGTTGCATCACAACTGAAGTTGGACCTGCTGCAGCGGAAATTGAAGGTCCATTAAACGTTGCTGATAATTCAAAGTCGTTAAGACCAGCGTTACGAACAAAATACTTTGTGTTAACAGCAAATGTAGAAGATGTCCAAGCCGAACCGACCTGAGATGTAAAATAGACTTGATCGTTGTTATTGAAACCGTGAGCAGCAGAATTGAATTTAACAGGCGTACCCAAAGTAATAGTCATTGAACGTGATTGCATTCCCGGCAAGCGACCAAGCTGATAAACAGCTTTTTGGTTATTACCTGTAGCAAATGGAATTGTTGGGGGAGAGACTTGAGAGAAGTCTGAGCGATTGATGTTATTTGCCATTAATACGCCAGAACCACCAATTAAGATAGTACCAGAAGCAATGATATAGATCTTCCACCCTGTTGTCCCAGTATCTACAGCTTTAATAGACCTAATTGTATGGACAATAGCTGGTGAAGCAGGAACTGCGATGTTAATACGACCGACATACTGGTGAGTACCTGTAGATTGATTGATTTCATAAAGAACTACTGGAAGTGCACCAGCGGTAATGGCACCGATCATAAAAATTCTCCCACTGCTTGTTGAGAAAAGAGTTGTGATTGGAGTAAACGCACCAGCGGTATCTGAGAACACATCGAGGAATCTTGTAGGTGATGGACCAAGGACAGGCTTGGAATCAATGGTTCGTTGTGTTACACGACCAGCAAGTGTCGTTCGTGTTTGATCGTAGGATGTACCTACTGATTCAAGAAGTTTTGCATCTAAGAGTTTCATTTATTTTCTCCTACGGTACTACAGTCTTTGTAATATTTGTTATAATGTACGAATTTCCGGCTAATGTATAAGAAATTGTCTTCTTTGCAGTTTTTCCCGGATGAACAGTTCCGCTTGTTGTGTTAATTTCTGTCACTCTTTCGTTTCTTGTTCCAGCATCGGCATAAACAAATTGGTCAACTCTATCGCCAGCATCCAGAATTTGCTTAAATTCACTGTTGACAAAAATATACTGAGTTCCACCAGTAGTTCCGTCGGAAGTACCAGAGTTAATTACAGCACCTGTAACGGTGATATTGGAAGAAGTAGCTGGTTCAAAAGCTCCAGCCCAAATGTTATATTTATAATTTTTTAGAACTTGACCATTAAATATTGGATCTGTTCCAGAATATGTAATATTTACGGTATCTGTGGTAACTTGTGCGCCTTGCGTATTAGCTATCACAAAGCCTGTATTAACGTCTATAGAGTTGGTGCATACGCCAAGTCCTACCGTTCTAATCTCAAGCGTAACGCCTGTTTGGGAAGCTTTAAACACACTAGAATAAAGCGTATTAAGTGTCAAACGAATAGCTGTTGAAACAACAATAGCAGGGTCGTTCGTACTAATCTGAACTTCAATTGGAACTGAATTTGCAACAACTGGAGCAATGCCTGTCCCGTCAACATTAAACCAAACGTGATAAAGAGCGTTAGACGGACAAGCCCTAAGAGTAAAATATTTATTATTTAAAGAACCCGAAACGTCAGCAACACAGCCAATATTAGTAATATGGCTCTCTGTGCCACGGAAGTAACTAACTTGAGTTGGGTTATTGTTAATGTCGTAAGAAGCTGAGAAGTGGGTAAAATGCTGGCTATTGAGGGAGTTAACTTCTCGTACACGAATAGACTGTCCATAAAAATCATGGACTTCCTTAACAACCAATCCGGGATCATATTGAGAATTCTTATTCTGAGACATCAAAACCTCTACCTTATAAGGGTGTTTTTTCAGCTATTTATAACCCATTAAAAACACTATACGGATGTGGTTAAAGCTCTAAATTTAATGGTTCCAGACACAAATCCTGAATAGTTTGGAGATGTATATTGAATCTGCCCAGCATTGGTAATGCTAAACTGAACTCCAGACTCATCCCCAGTGGATTGTAGGCTTATTTCCCAGCTTGATCCTTTTTGTATCCCAGACATCTTAATCTCTTCAAAAAGATCAGAAGTTGCATCTATTTTAATAGATACCTGAGCTTCAAAAGACCTAACAATTCCGTTATCAAAAGCAAATCCTGTTATAGAAGTTGCTAAAGGCTCGTTATTTGCCAAAGAAAAGGAACCTTCTGAAATATCCCCTGCAGATTTTAAATTGTACCTAGCGTCACCTCTAGCATCTGTGTGGTATTGCAAATGGTCATCGCTTGACAAGCCTGAAAGAAGTCCGTGAGTTGTAGGTTCTCCAGCTGGAGTATAAAGCTGTGTTCCACGGAAATCTACGTAATCTCCTCCATTTACAGATCTTACAACTGCCTGTGGCGTGTTAGTATAACTATTAGAGCTTTCTAATACAACGCTTCCAAGAGCAACAAATTCAGCAAATGGAAGTCCTGAGAGGCTGGTAATTTCTGAGCTGGCTGCAAGTCTTGCCGCTGATATGTTTCCGTAAGTTGCTATACCTTGAATTGCAACTACTGGATTTTCTATATCGTTTGTTGCAAATAAATGGACAAGAACAAAGGCGTTATTCGCTACTTCAGTTAATTGCCAAGCTCCGCCTGTAAACTCATTAAAAGGAATTCTTCCAGCAGCTCCTGTGTATCCAGCCGTTCCGCTATAAATAAAAGGAAAGGCATCTGCGGTTTTCTTGCGCCATAGAAGTCCCTGTCTATAAAGAACAGGAATTTGAGTTTGTGTAGAAATGTTAATAGTTATATCTTCATCTTTAATTGTTCCAGAATCGCTGGTAAATTGAGCATGAGCATCTAAACTACCATTTCCATTAACGCTAAAACCTTGAAGAGCTAAGCCTGAAATAAACTGCGCACCAAAGACAGTGTGAAGATAAGAATGCGTTGCACCATCCATTTGCATTCCATGACGTTCTTCTGCAAAGTATGTGCGAGTGTTTGTATCTGTATTCCAGTAAATAATGGAAATAAGTGCGTTGTCAATGAAAAGGTCTGAACTAGAAACTTGTGTTGTTGCTAAAGTTCCTGTTGCATCAAAGTAAATAAAGTGATTTCCAGACAAAGCAGGAATCTGAATGGTTTGTGCGCCAGTCTTTGTATATTTTACGCCCTTGACCCAAAATTCAAAAGTTGCTCCAGTTGGAGTAATCGAGAAATTTCTTGTACCATTATCAAAGGATAAAGTAGAAGTAGCTCTGGAGAAAAACCCCGTTGGCTCTTTTGACTCAGCATAAACATTCGTGGTATTAGCCATGAATGTGTCAATTTGAGCGTGTGTGTTTGTGCCGATATTAGTAAGCAATGTGTGATCTGTTACACCCGAAGAAGGAGTAACTGGAACCCAGTTTGTACCGTTCCAACTTGGAATTTGTCCAGAAGTTGCTGAAGACTGGGTAAGGTCGGATAAAGCATGAACGTGAGCTGTATTAGCTTTGCCACTTAATGCTGTAGCTGTGGCAGTACTTATTGGTTTATCTAAGTCACTTGTGTTGTCCACATTAGCCAGTCCAACTGCAGTTTTGTCCAATGTTTGGAATGATTTATCCCCACGCCAATACTGAGATGTAGTCCCAGCGGTAATTGCATTTTCTTTTCCATTCCACGTAGACTTTTCTGTATCTGTAACAAATCTATAAGACGATGTTTGAATAATGTTTGCTGGATCTGTAGCATCAACATTGGGAACATTGCTAAGACCTACATCAGACTTAGTTGTTCCGTGTGGATTTCCTGCAATAATCTGAGAATGGTCATATGCAATTTTACCTCTATCTCCACGATACGCAGTAGAGGATGTTTCTCCTAATGCTAATGAAACTGAAATTTCAACATAGATAGAACCTGACCAACGATAAGTTAAGTTAGTGTCTAATGTTACATATATCTTACCAGATTCTCCGGTTACTGGAAATGCAGCAAGATTAGCAAACTCTAATACATCATCAACATAGCTTGGGAGTTGCGTAGAGGGAACTTTTCCAGTACCATCTAAAGAAGCAACGCCATTTATAGCCCCCACTAAAGAATTATCTACTTTAGCATTTAAAGCAGTTTGAGTTGCGGTAGAAATTGGCTTATTAAGATCAGAAGTATTATCTACGTTAGCCAATCCAACAGCGGCTTTATCGAGCGTTTGAAATGTTTTATCGCCCCTATAATATTGAGAAGTAGTTCCAGCAGTAATGGTGTTTTCTTTTCCATTTAAAGCCGTCTGAGTTGCAGAAGAGATAGGCTTATCAGCATCGCTCGTGTTATCAACATTAGACAATCCTACCGCAGTCTTATCTAATGTTTGAAAGCTTTTATCCCCGCGCCAATACTGTCCAGTGGTTCCCGCCGTAATTGAATTTTCTTTAGCATTTAGCGCAGTTTGTGTTGCAGAAGAAACGGGTTTGTCAGCATCACTTGTGTTATCTACATTGGATAATCCAACTGCAGCTTTATTAAGTGTTTGGAATGTTTTATCACCGCGGTAATAATCAGCAGAAGTAGTTGCTGTTATAGTTGGCTCTTTTGTAGCTAGTCCGGGGACGGTAGGGAGATCGGCTGTACCCGCCAAATCTCCAGCAAGCTTAACTTTACCCTTAACAAGTGTTGTAGCATCTGGGGTTGCTCCTCCAGTTACGGCATTGTCAACATAAGTTTTAACAGCATTCTGAGTTGGGTAAAGAGTATCTGAAGTGCCAAGTGATGTTGTTGTGGATTTATTAGCAACATCTTCTGGGGTAAATCCTAAAGAGTTTTGCTTACCGTTAATCTGAGTTTGAATTGCAGAAGTAACGCCTGATAAGTATCCAACTTCTGTAGAAGTGGCAGCAGATACATCTATTTTACCAGAAGCATCAGAAACAACTGCTCGAGAAGCGGTTAAATCTGCTGTGGTAATTGTAGTAGCAGCTCCAGTAATAGTATTTTGTTTTGCGCCAATTTGTGTTTGAATTGCTGATGTTACACCAGAGACGTATCCTAATTCTGTAGAAGTTACAGCTGAAGCTGTAGGAATACCACTGGCATCGGATACTAATGCACGAGAAGCTGTAATAGCGGCAGCATCTGCCATAACTCCAGTACCATCATTAATAACAATTCTATTAGCTGTACCAGAAGCCAGTTTAGTTCTGTCAATTGCAGCAGCAGCTTTAATGTCAGCGTTTTCAATGTTACTGAGTGTGTTAAGATCGGCATCGATAGTCTTGTTGGTTAAAGCTTGTGAGTCGCTCGTCCCAACAACAGAACCTGCTACTCCATGAACCGCAGAAGTTGCAGCAATGTGCGTGTCAATATTAGCGTGGGTGTTTGTCCCAATATTTGACAGAAGCGTATGGTCGGTAATAACCGTTGCTGGAGTTGAAGGAACCCAGTTAGTTCCGTTCCAGCTTGGCACTTGTCCATTTGTTGCAGCAGATTGAGTTAAGTCGGAAAGTGCATGAACGTGAGAGGAATTAGCTTTACCATTTAAAGCTGTCTGAGTAGCACTTGATATTGGTTTATCAGCGTCACTAGTATTGTCGACGTTAGAAAGTCCTACGGCGGCTTTATCAAGCGTCTGGAATGTCTTATCTCCTCTCCAATATTGAGAGGTTGTTCCTGCAGTAATGCTATCTTCTTTAGCGTTTAAGGCAGTCTGTGTTGCGGTTGAGATAGGCTTGTTAGCATCAGAAGTATTATCGACATTAGAAAGTCCGACATCTGCTTTTACAAGTAAAACAATACCAGTTTTACCAGCTACAGAATTTACTTCAGAAGGAGAAATTTCTACATAAGCTGAACCAGACCAGCGGTAGCACTTGTTTGTATCTAAAGCAACGTAAATCTTACTGGTTTCTCCAGTAACTGGAAAAGCCGCTAAATCAGCATATTCTAAAACATCATCAACATAACTTGGAAGCTGTGTAGAAGGAACTTTGCCTGTGCCATCAAGAGAGGCAACGCCATTAATAGCACCGACTAAAGATGTCTCTACTTTAGCGTTTAATGCAGTTTGCGTAGCAGAAGAAATGGGTTTGTTAGCGTCAGAAGTGTTATCAACATTGGAAAGTCCTACAGCTGACTTGTCAAGTGTTTGGAATGTTTTATCTCCACGCCAGTATTCGGAAGTTGTTCCAGCTGTGATTGTTGGCTCTTTATTAGCAAGTTCTGGAACTGTTGGAAGGTCGGCAGTACCAGATAAATCTCCCGCCAGCTTAACTTTACCCTTAACGAGTGTTGTAGCATCTGGAGTGGTATTATTCGTAATCTGAGTATCTACATAAGACTTTACAGCATTCTGAGTTGGGTATAAAGTATCAGAAGTGCCGAGAGCGGTATTTGTTGTTTTATTAGCAACGTCTTCTGGAGTAAATCCAAGACTGTCTTGTTTAGCATCTAAAGCGTCTTGGGTATCGTCCGAAATTGGTTTATCAGCGTCGCTGGTATTGTCCACGTTTCCAAGACCAATATCAGCCTTGTCAAGAACAACCTCACCAACTTCTGTGTTAACGGAAGTCACTTCAGAAGGAGAAATTAGAAGATAAGCTCCAGAACTCCACTTATAGATTTTCTTAGTATCTAAAGCTAAGTAAACTAAGCTTCCTTGACCAACCGCTGGAAAAGCTGCAAGGTTGGCAAATTCAACAATGCCTCCGCCTCCTCCGCCAGATGTAGAAATATATCCGAGTCTAATTGCGGTATGTGCCATAATTAATGCCTCTGCTTAGCAGCGTAAAATATTCTTGTAACGTCTATAGATCCAGCTGAAACTGCAATCTTAACTCTGGCATATAAAGCTCCAGAACCAGCAATGTCCCAAATGTGAGAGCCAGATGCGTCCGTTACTGATTGTGCCGACTCAACAATATCAGCAAAGTTTATGTTGTCTGAGGAAATTTGTAAGATGAAACTCATACTTGGAGAAACGCCATTGTCGTAATTAACTTGAATAGAAAATTCATTCTCTCTATCATCTAAAGAAAACGATGGAGAAAACCAGTCTAAACTAACACTTTCAGTCGCTTCTAATATTTCTTTCAGTCGGATACTGTCTAAAATAAAACTCATATCATTCCTCTTTTTTATTGCTAGTTAGTTTTCTTCCAAAATAAAGTCCGGCACATGCGTAGAAAAATTGCAAAGCGTTATCAATATCAACTCCGTCAACGAGATTAGCAATTTTGTTTAATAATCCAAAAATTACTAGACCAGAAGAAACAACAAGCAACGTAAAAGAAGCTGAAGGTTCTTGACTAACTGGATCACGAAACACAATTACAGGAATTCCACGTTTTGTACACCACTCAGTTAGCTTTTTTTGTAATTCTTTTATCTTTTTCACCGCTTGCCTTTTTTCCAATCTTCAAAACCATAAACCTTTGCTTGTAGTATCGTTGCGTCGTCATAAAGCTTAGGCAAAACTCTCAAGTAAGATCTGTAGTTTCTATATTCCTTTCTTTCGTCCGTGCTGAGTTCTGTGTCAGGAAGTTGCGTCCAATCTGTATGTTGCAACATTCTATTTCTTTTTTCTCGCACAAGCTTCCAGCATTCCTCAACTGCGCTTCCAGAAACTTCTTCCAGCTTGATTTCCATTCCCTCGGCAAGCTTATATAATCTTACAATTTCTCCGTTTAACAGCTCAGTTTTCTCATCTATGATATATCTTCGCTGCTCTGGAGCTAAGTGCTTTTCTTCAACCCACTTTACAACGCTATTCCATTGTCCAAAAACTAAATGATAGTCTCTGTATAAAATAGCAAGTTCCGCAGATTCAAACTCTTTTATTTCTTCGTTATCGGCTGCAGAGTTTTTTACAACCAACTTATACATTATTTTATAATCCTGTCCCTAGCAGCTTGTCTTTGTGCTTTAATTTCAGCTGGACAAGTAATACCATTGTCAAGTTCACGAATAATATAAAAATCAGTTTCCGCAAGAAAAGCTAAAGCTTCTGCGTTAATTTTCTCTTGCGCAAGCTGGGAAGTTATGTTAAGAACTTCCACTTCATAATCCGCTGGAATTTCAATTTCTTGCATTTCAATAACAGCTTCTTTTACAACAACATCTTGCTCTTCAAACTCAGCTGGAGAAAGCTCGTTGCCTTCTTCGTCAAGCTGTGCTTCTTTAATCATTACCATCTGCTTTTCAATAACAGCTGGTTCAAGCTCAATTTGTTGCTGAACAATTTGCTTAGGTTGACCAAAGCTTTTCATACCTTCGTGATGTGCAAGCCAAGCTTGAGCTTCTTCCATTGTTGGGAAAGAGGCTTGGTTAGTAATTTGAGAATTTTTATTTATAGAAATTCTAATCATATTATACACTCACTTTTGAAATGGAAACAAAATTAAATACTCCGGAAGCAAATAAATTACCAGATCCTTTGTCGTTATAAGCAATAAGATCAAAATATTCACCTTTAGTAAAATAAATAACATCACTTAATTGAGAAGTTAATATTACCGATGTCGTAGTGTTCCAAGATACAGCAAGAGAACCAGAAGAATAATTTGAACCATTTTTTCTTAAAATAATATAAAAGTTCTGATTAGTGGCTGTATAAATTTGAGATGCACATGTTGCTCTTGCATTAATCTGATAATACCCAGATTCAGGGGCAGTAAACACTCCAGTTGATGTATTTAATGCATTATGTGTATCAAAATGCTTAATAGAATCATAAGTCATCGCTGAAATATTATTAATAGCCTGACCACTACTATTAACAGCTCTAGCAGCAACTCTATTCAAGCCAATGCCAGTTAAAGCTGGGTTTTTGCTTGCGTTGATTACGAGGTAGCCTGATGTTTGTGCTGATCCATCTGAATAAAAAAATGTATTAGATGTATTAGCTGTTGATATAGCAAATCCGGAATCTAATATTAAAATTCCCGTAAGTTCGTTGTATTCTTTAAACATTAAACCTTGTTGATAACCAGTATTAGTTGAAAACGCATCTAAACTACCAGCAGTTACTTTTCCAGCACTCTTATACAAGTCTAAGCTCTTACCCTTCAACCCCTTACCAATTTGTATAGCAATAGCCGCTGGTTGAGCTGCTGTACTAGGTGCGTTAAAAGCTCTAGTAAATAGCTGAATACCATTAGCATTCATATCCGCATCAGTTTGCGTAGGT